GAATGCTTCCCTTACAACCTTACTAGTCAGACCTTTGAATGGTTTATGTTTCAATACATTATCGACCATTATCTCAGCGTCTTTTGGATGAATGGATTCAAGGACACCAATGAAAATACTCTCGCGTTTAAATGGTTTCACTTGATTACCTCGAGGTGCGACACATAGTGTCAAGTCTTGTGTCTTTTTGAGAAGGTTGGATGGAGCATTATGTCCATCATTAGGTTCGTATGGCGGTTTATTGTCGGGAATCAACCATTTCACACTTTTGTCATACGTGATTTTAAGGATATTCCTCAAACCGATACTATTATTTTTATGTAATAACTTGACCTTCTCTTCATTCGTTTTGGCCTGAGCTACTTTCTCAATAACTTCATAAATATACTGTTCCATATTTACTCTTCCTTATATACATGACTACGGTGTATTTTTGCCCCGACGAAAGCATTGTAGTATTCGTTGGGTTTCAATAATACATCTTCATCCATTTGATATTTCAACTCGTAATAAGAGCATTCACCCTTTGTTTTACAAAAACGTAGTATTTCTCTTTTATACTTATCATCACCTATTCTATCGCGCTCTTCATTCAAATGAGCACTAGAACCATAATATCGACGCCAGTCAGACTCAGATACTTTCTTACGTTTTCGCTTTTGTCCTTTAAGTGGTTTAAGTCTTCGTGTAGACCACATCCACTTTTTGCCAATATATTTCATACCATTGGTTAGGTTTGTAATACAATATACAAAGCCATAATATTCCTCTGGTGCTTCTTCAGGGTCAAACACCTCGTCATTGTAAAACCACGTCATAAAAAATATTCCCAACAATTCATATCGGGAATATTTATATATTATTTAATCTTCTTCTATCTCGTGCATATCATCATATGTTAATGACTCTCCACAACAAGGGCAGTATTCGGGAGGTTCACTGAATTCAGTATCAACAACCGACTTCATATTACAATTACTACATTCGATACTATACATATGCTTCCTCCCAAGATCCTGTTGCACCACTCACTTCATATTCAGTGACACGACTCTCAAAAAAGTTCGTATGGTCTGCACCGTTCAATACCCATTCCAACCAAGGTAATGGATTATCCTTAACTCTAAAGTTGGCTTTCATGCCAAGCTGAATAAGCCGCCGGTCTGTAATGTATCGGATATACTGTTTCACTTCACTTTTGTCTAGACCCTCGATATCACCTAGAGCATACGCGAGGTCAACAAACTTGTCCTCGAGCTTAACGGCCTGACGAGCCATTTCGTAAATATCTTTTTTGAACTCATCGTCAACAACGCGTGGGTGCTCTTTACAGAATGTTTTAAATAGTTTCGCAATACCTTCGACATGCATAGTCTCATCTCGAATAGACCACTCAACAACTTTACCCATACCTTTCATTTTGCCATAACGCTGAAAGTTAAGTAACATAACAAACGACGCGAACAATGCTACGCCTTCATTCATTACCGACTTAGCCAGAGCCAAAGCCAAGCCTTTCATGGTAGATGTATCACTTTCCATCATAAAGTCAATTTTATCTGCCATCTCAGAATATTCAAGGAATGCATGATATTCGGCGTCAGACAAACCTAAAGTTTCATTCAGAAGAGCATATGCCCTTTGATGAATACCTTCACGTGTTGCGAATGAACCTAACATGTTACGCACTTCGTTATTCTTAAACCTTGGAATAAATTGATCATAATAGTTTTGACCAACAGCAACGTCAGACTGAGTAAAGAGGCGTAGGATATTGGTGATATATTCTTTTTCAATATCAGATATCTTACCACCTTTCCAGTCAGTCACATCTTCAGACAAATCAATTTCGTCTTCAATCCAATGTGCTTTCTCATGACGCGTAGTTAATTCAACAGCCCATGGAAAATGAAAGGGTTTATACGTCTCAGAAAACTCAAGGAGACTGCCGCCCGTTGTTTTATTGACTAGTTTATCACCTTTATCCATTAGATCATTATACGTACCGACGTGTTTATCGTTAATGTAAATTTGTGGAACAGACTTAGTATTCGTCCTTTGATAAAATGCCATACGCTGTTCTTGGTCATTCATTTTGATTTCAGTATATGAAATGCCGCGGCTATCAAACCAATCACGAGCCTTTTTACAGAATGGACAACCATCCTTTGAATAAATTGTTACTTCCATTTATTTTTCCCTATTTATTTCTATCAGCCTTCACAGGCAACGCATTCATCTTGTTTTTCTACATTATTAAAATCGACACTAATTACATTATCTAACTTTTCTCTTTCAACCTTTTGCGATACATTCTCTGCTTTATTTGATGTTTCTGTTCTCAAGTAATATAAACCTTTACATCCATTCTCCCATGCATTAAAATGTACTTGATGCAAGTCGCGTTTGTTTGCACCTGCAGGGAAGAATACATTAAGTGATTGTCCCTGGCAGAGATATTTTTGTCTAGAACCGGCTAAACCAACAACAGCCTGCTGATCAATTTCAATAGCAGTCTTGAATACAGACTTCGTTTCATCATCAAGGAAATCAAGATGTTGAACAGAGCCGTTGTTAGTAATAATACTCGACCACACTTCATCAGTATTCTTACCGACCTTTTCCAAAGCCTGTTCGAGATACTTATTCTTATTCAAATGAGAACCAACACGCGTACGAGACGTGAATGCATTAGCTTTCCATGGTTCAATAGATGGTGAGGTATCGACAATCATTGATGAGTTAGCATTAGGCGCAATAGCAAGGAGATGAGCATTACGAAGACCAGTGCCTTTCATATCAGGCGCTTCGCCACGTTCTTCTGCCAATAACTTCGACTCTTCTACAGCTTTCTCTTTAATATCAGAAAAGATAGCGTCGTTTACAGCAACCGAACCGATAGTATCAAATGGGATATGGTTCTTTTGGAGATACGAGTGGAAACCCATTGCACCAAGGCCGAGTGAACGCTCGCGCTCTGCAGAATAGATAGCCTTAGAAATAGTATCAGGCGCTTTGTCGATAAAGAACTGTAATACGTTGTCTAGGAAACGAATAAGGTCTCTGATCATATCCGTATCTTTCCATTCATCATAATGCTCGAGGTTAACCGAGGATAAACAACAAACAGCTGTACGCGATTCATCAGTAGCCAAATGGATTTCGTTACAGAGGTTAGACCCGTGGATTTTCAAACCGAGTTTTTTCTGAGCTTCAGGTAATGCTTTGTTTGCAGTATCAATAAAGTTCAAATATGGTTCACCTGTACGGTAACGTGTTTCTAAGAGTAACTCCCATAACTTACGTGCAGGCGTGACTTCTCTGATACTTTCATCGCCTGGGTCTTTAAGGTGCCATGACTTATTATCACGCACTGCTTCCATAAACTCATCTGTAATATTTACAGCATGGTGAAGGTTCAGGTTCTTACGGTTAACATCACCGGTTGGAACGCGCATATTGATAAACTCAATAATGTCGGGGTGTGACATATCCATATAAGATGCATATGAACCTTTACGCGTACGGCCTTGACGATATGCAACCATGTCAGCATCAACAGTGTGGAGGAATGGCATAGGACCTGGGGCTTTATCAGATACAGAACGAACATCGGACCAATGTCCACCAACACCGCCGCCTTTAACAGACAGCCATCGTAGTTCAGCCGTATGGTCAATCAGACCTTCAAGGCTGTCAGGAACATATGTAAGGAAACATGAAATAGGTAATGCTTTTGGCTCTTTACCTGGCATAGGGGCATTAGATAGAATAGGGGATGAATACATAAACCAACCTTTTGACACGTATTCATAAATGCGTTGGGCTAGTTTTTTATCACCATATGAATAAGCAGAGGCGGCGCGGGCAAATGCTTCTTGCGGGGTCGTTTCTTTTTCAATACAATAATAATCTTTTAACAATTTCCTAGATTGTTCTGATAAAAGTTTGTCCCTTTGCGTATCGATTTTGATACCCACATATCTGCGCGACATATCCTGCCACCTCCTATTATTATGTTATTTAATTAGTATTATATATCGTTTTTTTAGTAATGTACATTAAAAAAATAGGTCATAGAACCGCCCTCAGGTCCATCAGGATGCCCGCTGAGGG